GGTCAAAGCCTCTAGAGCTAGTTGCCACGCTAGGGCTTAGGCTTGCTGTAGCTATATCTAGTGCGCGTATGCTTTCTTCTAATAGCGCATCTGCTAGTGCTAGCTCTGACTCTGCCAGCATACTAATAGCGTCTGCGTGTGCGTCTACAGCTCTAATAGCCTCGGGGTCACCTGCTTTATAACGGTTAAATATGTCTTGGTCTAAATCGTTTATATTGCTTCTATCTGGGCTAGTTATTATTGGGCTTAAAAAGTCAAAACGTGAGCCTGCAATTTCTAGCAATTTGCGTATAGCTGCATCTAGGTTATCTAGGTTTATAAGGTCTTTAGGCTTAAACTTTTCTAGTATTTTGTCTATTTCACCTAGCTTGTAAGTCTGGCCTGTAAGCGTGCCTAATATGGCTAGCTCTGTGTTTAGTTGCTTAGAAAGGCTAGTAGCGCGCTCTACATCTTTAGCGGCTATAGCATCTTCTAAATCTAGCATTAACTGTTTAACTGTTAGGCGCTGTGCATCATTGGCTAGCTGTAGTTTTTGCTGGTCTGTAGCCGCTGTGCCTAGTTTTTGTATATTTTCTTGCGTTGCTAAAATTGCTGCCGCTATCTGTATTTTGTCTAGGTCAAATATACTTTCACCCTTGCCAAGTGCTAGGGCAGCTTTGTCTAAGGCTAGTTGGTCTTTTTTCTGTTTTGCTATTTCTTTTTCACGGTTTGCTCTATCTTTAGCTAATTTTGCTAGCTCTTTATTTCTTTTAATTGCCTCTAACTCAGCCGCTTTAGCTAGCCTTGTAGTTTTAGCTTGTGCATCTGTAGAGCTTGTAATAGACATACCGGTAGTAAACGGCTGGCCTGCTATTGGCGCTGCGTTCATACCACGCCCAGCCTGTATTTCTCGGGTCAATTCTGCTAATTTTTGTGGGCTTAAATTACCTAATATATTTTGTATGCCTTTGCCAAACGTTGAAAGTGCTCCACCTACTACAGGTATAGAGCCTATCTGACTAATTAAAAACGCCATTTCATCTATTAAATTAGCTGTACTTTTTGCCGCGTTTTCTATATCTGTGCCTAAGTTTTTTATACCGTCATTACCGCCTAAAGTTTCTATAGCACCTATAAGGCTAGTGCCTATAATCTCTGCCGCGTTTGCACTAGAGGTGGCAAGTATTGCCATAGACCCGCTATAACTGTCTACAGCTGCCGCGCCTGCCCCGTCAAACCTTTTAGTAAGTAACTCTACTACGTCTGCAAAATCCATAGCTTGTATTTCAGCTTGTGTTAAACCTAAAGATAATTTAGATAAACCTTTATTATTATTTACATAGGCTTTAGCCAATATATCTACAGTAGATTTATAGTCAAGACCAGAGCCGCTAGATACGTCAAAGGCTAATTTTAATAGGCTTTGTGTTTTAGTTACAGAGCCCGTTACCTGTGCTAATTTACTAAACGCGGGGCGTAGTTCATCATCTAAAATACCAGTTTGTTTTTCTAATTGCCCTATAAAGTTTTCTACATTTACAGTAGCGTAAGCTAGTCCTACATTTTTTAGGCTTTGTGCTAACAGTTTTTGCGCCTTCATATCATCTGCAGCGGCTTTAATACTTTTTTTACTGTAAGCTAAAATAGCTGTAGCGCTTAAAGCTACGCCCGTTACTTTAGCTAGATTTTTTACACTTTTAGTTAATAATTTTGTAGACTTTTCGGCTTTTTCAAACGCGCTTTTACCCGTAAATTGGCTAGCTATATTTATTATTAAGTCTGTGGCCATTATGCCGCTGCCTTTGGTTGATATGTAGTCGCTTTTACAAAATTATTTATAGAATTATCTATAGCTTTTAGTACAGCCGCGTTAGCTACGCCGTTATCTTCCGCCCACGCTCTATACATAGCACGGCCTGTTTCTTTGCGTGTTGGTCTGCCTTTCATACCTTTAGGCCTAGCATTTACTAAAGGCCCTGTGCCGTTTAAGTTATTTATAAATTGTTGCCCTGCATTAGGATTTAAGCTAGTTGAATATTGCTTACCGGTGTGTGTTGTTTTATCATAAACGCCATTTTTATAACGGTCTACTACAGGGCCTTGTTTTCTACCGTTTGGATTTAACCGCCCGGCGGTTTCATATATTGCACCGCCGGCATTAGCTTGCTGTATTCTAGCTAAAGATACAAAGCCCGATTTATTAGGTTTAGACGGTGTTACTCTATAACCTAAACCGCGTTTAGCATCACTACTACTAAAGGTTGGAAATGGTCTATAGTTAATTGTATCTATGCTAGCTGTGCCTTTAACCCAACCGCTTAATAGTTGCGCATCTGCCGGAATAAAACCCCTAGCCCTAGCAACTACAGGGCGTAACGCATTAGCCATTTCTGTTTGAGCCTGTTTGCTTAAATCGGGCGCAAAACGTTTTAGAGCTGCTCTAACCTGTATAGCGTTTTCTACCTCTGTTGGCATCTTGCACCGCCTTAGCTCTGTCTGTTAAAACCTTTAATATATTCTTAAACATTACATCATCTAATTCTAATAAATACTGGGGCGCTATGCCGGTTTCTACCGCTATTTGTGCGATTAGATAGCCAAAGCTACCGCGCCCCACTATTCCAAAGGGTCATCATCTAGTACCTCAACTTTAGCTAAGGTTTCTAGAAAATCTGCCCCGTAACTTTTCACGGCTTCCCCGCTTGTGCGTAAACACTCCCAAGCAAGCCAATAAACGTCACTCTGTTTTTCATCATCTCTAAAGGCTTTGTGAAAACCTTTTTTAGCATACTGCTCAAAGGCATACTCAATACGGGGCGTAATCTTATGCTCGGTTACGCTGCCGTCTGCCCTTGTTATTTTAAGTTTTGCCATTGTTGCCCCTTTGTTTTAGTTATGGTGTGGTGTCTACTACGATAGGTGAGTTACAAGTAAATGTAAGGCTCTGGCTACTAATATCCCCAACAGCGCCGTTAATATCTGTTGTATTGTTTACCAAAATTGTAGTTTGATATTCTGGGTTCGTTGTAGATATAGCGGCGCTAGTTTGCTTAAGTGTTAGCGCTACAGTAGTACCCCACGCAGCTTGCAACGCGGCGCGTACTGCACCTGAACCGCTCGCTGCATTATCATTTAGAAAATCAAGCGTAATAGTGCTTGCCTCTAAACCTTTGACGAACTTGTGAGCTGTATCCAATTTGTTACTACCTTTCGGCGGGTAAAACATTTCTGTTTACCTCTGCATCTTTACCATTGATGCAGTTCAGACTATATCTTCACCCTATTTCTAGGGGTTGCGCGTGTAGTCGTTACGGACTCTCTGCCTAAGCAGGTTGCCTCGGTATTAACCGTTTTCTTGGCGGCCTTCACCGATATAGCGCAATTCACGTTATTTGCTTACGCAATAACCGGGCAATATGACTTACCCATAGCTGTTACTTCAAGTTCATCAAATGAGCGGTTAATAGTTGCGCTAGTAACGTGGTCTGATAAATCCACGCTATTAAGCGTTACTACTACGCCATTAGATAAAAATATGGCCATTTGTTATTCCTCTTTCTGTAGTGTCGGTGTTTCTGTGGGTGTTTCTTTTTGTTTTTTTGTTTCTTTAACCTCTATAGGCAATTCTTGGCCTATTTTGATTAAAAACTTTTTATCTTCGTCTGTAAGTGCCATTTTAGCTCCAGCTCGTTAGTACGGATATTTGCAAATCACTTGTAAGTAAGTCACCGCTTGGCAGCGTTAAAACGCTAGGTGCAGTTACAGCGGTAACGTTAAATACAATACTGCTAGCGGCCAATTTATTAAACACGGCTACTATCGTATCTTCTATGCCTTGTAGGTTGCCTTCATTAGAAAACATAGGCACGGTCATAATAATTTTAAAATTAGCCATAGGCGCTATAGTTGCCTGTTTATTATTGCTAGGCGTAAGGTACGGGTCTGCCGGGGCTACTACTACGCTATTAGCAACTATGGTACTTGGCGGGTAGCTAAAGGTACTCCAAACAGCGTTATTAGCTAAGGCAGCGGCTATAGTACTGCGTAGTGTAGTTATGGCGGCTGTAGGCATTATCCCACCATAGCGTTAGGTGAAAGATACGGGGCTAGTAAGCCGCGTATAGATGCCATTAAAGTATTACTCATCTTAAAAGGGCTAGGGCTGTAACCGTCTACGCTTACGCCGCCGGCTTGTGTGCTGAAACGGCTAGTCCAGATATTCTCAGCTAGCATAAGTGCAGCTGCGTTTATAGCAGGCGTGTTAGCGTAGCTAGCGGTCTTTGTATCTTCACCCGTCATAGTGCCGCTAGGTACTACGCGCCTAAAGTTTTGGTCACTCGCTGTTTTTGCATATTGTATAAAGCTATAACCCTGTGGGTATTGGTAATAATTAAGCTGTAAATTAAAAGCTGGTAAAAGGCTAGTGCTACCAGAACTAAAAGGCAGCGTGCTAGTAATTGTGTAGCTGCCGTTAAAAGTAGCGCCAGCCCCGGCTACTGTGACGGTTTGGCCAGTAGTAAATAGGCCGGGGTTGGCTATCATCACGGTAGCTACGTTATTTACTAACGCAGTTCCCACCACCGGTGCAGAGTCAAACCATAGAAAACCATTTATTAAATCTTGCGCCGTCTGGCAGGTGTCCTCTATCCAAGTGTAAGAGTCGTACAAAGTGCCTACGCCTAATGATGCTTTAAGTGTTGCAGCTGTTACATAAGTAGCCGGCATATTTGTACCTTTCTTTGTAGGTCTGGTAGAGCCAAAGGGCTAAGGCCCTACCAGACTATTAGTTATTTATTAAGCGATATTTAGGCGGCAGATACCGTAAGGTATCTTGGCAATAGTTGCCATAAAGCCGTAAATAGCTACTTGTACCTGTAGGTTTGATACTACGTTTACGCTCATGTAAGCCTGTGGGCTTTCATAAACAGTAAATGCCTCTGGCGCAAGAATAAATGCTGAGTTATCAGCTACGCCAGCGGTCATAAATCTATCTACATAAAGGTCTAGACCTAATACGTTACCGCGTACAGAGTTATTAGCTACCTGTCCAGCTGCGTTAGCAAGTGCTGCCGCGTTTGGCTGGTAAGCGTTGAAAATTGGGCGGCCTGTGGTATCTACTGCACCTAGTAGTAGGTTATAAATACCTGTGCTGCCTACAAAGTTCTGTGCAAAGTAGCCGCTGTTTTTGTAGACGTTAGCTGTACTTTCAGCGGTGTAAGAAATTAAACCTGCCGCTGTAGCTGCTACGCCTGTGCTAGTAAAGCCTGTTGCGTTAATTGCAGAAATTACCGCTTGGTCTGTTGCGTTCATATATGCGTTTTGCATTTGCTGTGTAAGCTCCTGAAAGAAGCCCGGATTATCTGTGCGCTCAAGCAACTCAATACTTAGCGTATTCATACCCGAGTACTTATTTACAGTACCAGTTAGATACTCAGTAACCATACCT